TAAAGCAAAGGATATTCTGGGGTGGGTTCCTGTGGTTGAACGTGCGGAAGGGTTGGAATGTGTCATAGACTACTTTAAGGCGCAGGGCGTATGCTAAATACAACATACTATGATAAACTAAGGCCGTTGTTGTTTATAAGAATCTTTAGGGTGTTCGCAGGAGGTAAAGATGTATAACGACAATTCGGTTAAGTTTTTGGTGAAAGACGATGACAAGAGGCTTGTCTATGGCATAGTCTATGAGCCGGATGTTGTTGATACTCAGGGTGATTACACTGATAGCATAGAGATCGAAAAAGGTGCTCATCGTTTCATGGAGTTTTACCAGGACATAGGTGAAGCTCATTTTGTTACATCTCCAGACATTAAGCTTGTTGAATCTTATATTGCACCTGCAGATTTTGACATAACTAATCCTATTACTAAAGAATTACAGAAAGTACAAAAAGGTAGTTGGGTCATCGTAGTAAAGGTTTACAATGATAAGGTTTGGGATGAAGTTAAGGACGGAAAATTAACGGGTTTCTCGTTTGAAGGAACCGCTAGGGGTGAAGATGAGAAAACTGATTGACTTAGATATAAAGAGGGTAGCACTGGTTGATAAGGCCGCAAATAGGCGTAGGTTCTTGTTACACAAGAGGGAGGAGGACGTTATGACGGAGGAAGAAAAGAAAGCTCTCATAGATACGGCTAAGAAGGAAGAGCGAGAGAAGATTGAGAAGGAACAGGCCGATGCGAAAGTAAAGGCCGATGCGGAGTTGGAGGAAGCAAGACTGTTAGCCGAAAAAGAAGGTAAGTCAATACCGGTTGAGGTTTTAGCGGCTGGTATGCCTGAGGAAATCAAATCCGAAATCGGTGGGGCTCTCAAGGCTCTCAATACTGCTATGGGCGGTTTGGCTAAGCTCATGGGTTTTGGCTATTCTGGTAGTGTAAAAGCTCCGGAGAAGTCAAAGGAGAAAGCGAAAGAAGAGGACATGTCAGCCAAGGAAAAAGAGTTAGAGGACACCATCGAAACTCTGACGGACGCTGTAAAGACTATGGGCGAAAGCATAGTCACTAAAGATGATGTCGAGAAGATGATTACAGACATCATGGGTAAGAAGGAAGAGGAAAAGCCGAAAGAAGACTAAGTATCTGTCGTAAAGAGGGAATTTAAAAGGGTAAAGGTTCTGAGGAAAAAAGAAAGGGAGGTAAAACTTATGAACCCGAAACTGGAAGCTTTGAAAAAGTCGGTCCACGATCTTAAGGATCGTGCAGGAAAGTCGAAACCTGAAGAGATTCAGGAGATGATCAAGGCGGCGGTTGAGAAGTCCCGTGGCGTTGGTAGGGTAGGCGAATTTTTCGTGGGTAAGGATGACCACGAAATTGGTAAGGGCGGCATGAATGAGGTTCTCTTAACGAAATCTGCCGATCCTACGATAATCGAGTTCCAGAAGCAATCGGACGAGATTTATCTGTTGTCGAAGATCATGAAGGTCGATCCTAGAAGCACAAGGCTGTATAAGGGCTTTCAGAAATCTGAATTGGCTAAGGCCATGGATACGGCTACCACTAATGAAGGTATAGAGTGGGTGCCTACTCAGTTTTCTGCAGATCTCATTGATAAGGTGAGGTTGGCACTTAAGGTTGCGGCTCTTCATCAGGCAATCCCGATGCCGTCTAACCCGTATAAACTGCCTATCGTTTATTCGGATGCGGTTGCCTATCTTGTTGCAGAAGCTTTGGTTGACTACGCTGGCACTACTACGGTTACGCCTTCAACACCTGGTAGTACAAATACCACGTTGACGGCTGTTAAGCTTGGTGCGAGAGTAGATTTCTCAGATGAGCTTTCTGAGGATAGCGTTATTCCGATTCTGCCGATGGTTAGGAATAATGTGGCTACTGCGTTAGCTGGGGCTGTTGAGGATGCCGACATCAATGGTGATGATAGTGCTACACATCAAGATGCCGATGTTACTTCTGCCGCAGATAGACGTAAAGCTTGGAAGGGCTACAGGAAGCTTGCACAGGCCAGCCAAGATTTGAGTACGTTCAGTTTGGCGAACCTGAGATTGCTTCGGGCGGCTATGGGCGTGTACGGCGTTGATCCTGCTCAGCTTGCGTGGGTAGTGGGTATCAAGGGTTTCAATAAGTTCCTTGATCTTACTGAGGTTAGAACCGTTGACAAGTACGGTCCTCAGGCCACAGTGCTTACGGGTGAACTTGCTAAGCTTGACGCAATCCCAGTGATTGTGAGCGAGAAGCAACGTGAAAACCTTAACGCATCTGGTGTCTATGACGGTACCACCACTTCAAAAACGGTGTTGCAGTTAGTGCACAGAGCTTCATTGGTGCATGGTGATAGGAAGCTTGTTACTACTGAGACTGATAGGGAAATAACAAGTGGTCAGACGATTCTAGTCTCAACGTTAAGAAAGGCGTTTGATATAGTGCGTCCTTCTGGCGATACGTTTGTTGGTCTTGGCTACAACTTCTAAGGTTGTGGTGCAGTTTTCTTATTGAATTTGAGGGGTCGGGGCTCTAAGAGCTTCGGCCCCTTTTTTTTTCACACAATGGAGGCGTAGAGTGACAATATTTGGTTGCATAAACGCTTATAATGAAGCAGATATGATTGAAGATTGTGTGGAAGCTTTACGTCCTTATGTAGATAAGATAGTAATCGTTGATGGTGCCTACAAAGCATATCCTCATACTTGCCCCAGATCAATCAATGGAACTTTAGAAATCATAAAGAACATTTCTGACATATTTATATCACAAGCAAGAGCCTGGGAAGATGAAGTTGAAAAACGTAATGCTTATTTGATCGGTGAAGTTGGAGACTGGTACATAGTAGTTGACGCAGACGAAATAATAAAAGGGAAAATTGACAGATCTATTTTTAATTCCAGTGCCATAGGATATCAAATGTGGATTAAGCGGCCAAGTTTACCAAGATCTCCGGTTTTTAGGATATTTAGGCATTTAGAAGGGTTGCAGTACAAGTACGCACATTGTCTTTTATGGTCACCTGAGACTGGCCCCATTCGCCCAGATACAATGCCTATTATTGATAGTCCGATGTTTGATCACTACACTGATAGTAGAACCGATGAGCGCAAGAAGAATAAGGGAATTTATTATAGATGGCTTCAAGAGCACGAAGCCAAAGCACGTAAGGAGTACGATCTGTGAGGCGTAAATACGTAAATCTGACTTATATCGGCAAGGGAACTTATTCTGGTAATGACTTATCATTTCGTTACATGGACACTCTTCCTGTTTTAGTAGAACAGGCCAACGTTTTAGTTGCTAATTTTCCAGATTGGTGGACAGTTGGTGACATTTTTGAATATGATCCTGATGAAGAGGTTACAATAAAATATGTTGGAGAGAAACCTTATAATGGTGATGGTGGTACGGTTAATCCAGACACATACATTGATGTAACAGAGGCTAAAGCAAGACAATTATTGGCAGATTTCCCTGCTTCATGGGAGAGAATAGTAGATGATAATGATGAGACAGACGTAATAGAAACTTCTGATAGTTCAGTTTGGTGGGAACCAGCAGAATGTACTGAAGCTAATAGAGTTTCGATTATTGTTATCCAAGGGCAGGACATTAAGAATTTTAAAAGGTTATTAAATAAGATATCTTCTGGTATAGATAGAAAGCCTAAACTATATGAGTTGTTTTTGATCCTTGATGAAGACGAAAAAAAGATTGGATTAGGAAGACATGTTGATGGTATGTTAAATAAGTCTGATGAATGGGCCAGTAATATAAGTCGCATTGTTGATTATGTCTGCACTGAGTACATGTTTATTCTTGATGGAGACACTGTTATTCCGGATAATTGGGACGAACATTTACAAAGAATGCTACAATTAGTTAAAAAATATCAAGCGGCGGCAATTGCTTCTTTGGTTGATGGCGTAATGGAAGGTGAACTATCATTAGGTTGGATATCTGCTATACATTCGCCTGAGAGTGCTGATGCGCTTGAGGAAGTTAAAGATGCTACTTCATCTAGTAAATTAAAGCAAACGTACAGGGCCGTATTGGAATCATTAAAACAAAAAGAGCTCATATTAAATGTTAGAGATTTACCAGTAGGATGTTCTGTGTACAAGTCTGAACTATTTAAAGGAGTAAATGGGTTTGAATGTGATAGAAAATATAAAGGAGCTTCATTGGCTCTTAGATTTCAAGAGGCCGGATATCAGTGTTTAGGTTATACTAGAATGGTGGTTAAAGTGAGATCATGCAGGGAGTGTGTGTAATGAAAATAGTTGCACTTTACAAGACTTTTAGCGGTAAAGAATGGGTAGAGGCCAGCGTTGAAAGCATCTATGATTATGTTGATAAGATTGTTATGGTTCACTCTAAAGTAAGTTGGACTGGCAAAGATGGCAATACGGTAGAGCCTGTAGTTGAGGCCATGCCAGATCCGGACAATAAAATTATTAATTTAAGTACACGTGCTATAGACCAAACAGCGCAGTATCAAGTTGGCATAGATTACATAGATGCTAACTTAGAATATGATATTGTCCAGCTTATAGATACAGATGAAGTTTGGGATGCTCATGAATTAGAAAAAGCGATTAAATTTATGGAACAACATCCTGAGAGATCAGCCTACATGGTCGGCATGTACATTTACATAAAAACGCCTTTTTATCGGATTGTTCCTGCAGAAGGAAGACCAACATGCTTTATTAGAGAAGCAAAATTAGCTGTAATGGGAGCACGTGGTGTTGGTGTGCCTGATAAATGCATGATATACGGGGTAAGGATGCACCATTTTACAGCAGTGAGAAAGAGAATTAGTGACATTTCAGAAAAAATAATGAGTTCTTTTGTTGGTGATAGCATGGATGGTGGTATACCAGAGCCGGATGTTGACACATGGCTTAAAGAAAAATGGAACTTACTGCCTAATGTTGAAGATTTTCATTACTTTCCTCATATAGCTAATATTTGGCACACAATTGAAAAGATTTGGATAGATGATGTACCTGAGGCTATAAAAAATAAACCTATTATGGACACGTTTTTGCCTGATGGATTTTGTAGGCCGGATGAAGAACGTGCTCTATATGACATAGCAAAAGGATTATATCACTGCATAGAGCTTGGGACTTATCATGGCCGCATGTCTGTTATTTTGTCCTTAGCGGCAAGAGAAGTTTTTACTGTTGATTTATTCGAAAAATTGCTTGAGGAGCCCAATCAGCAAGATGCCGTAGAATGGAAGAATGGACTAACAGTTTTTGATGTAGGTCGTAAGCTTGGGTGGTACAACAACATAGGTGTTTTTCAGAGTCGTACTGCTGAATGTGCCGGTAGGACGCAACTTACAGATCTGCTTTTTATTGATGCCAGTCATGCCTATAAGAGCGTTAAGGCTGATTTTGAAGCGTGGTATCCTTTCGTCATCCAAGGTGGGTTAATAGTCTTCCATGATTATGACGATAATAGTAAACATTGTGATATTAAAAAGTTCGTTAATGAGATGGATAAAGAATATCCGCTCATGATAAGGTTGCCGGAAAAAGAAGTTGGGAGCTTGGCGATATTTGCTAAATGCGATTAGGAGATAGTAATGGCAACGGAATCTTTGAATATTGATAATAGCGAAAATCCTTTCGGGGACACATACCCTGATCTGGTTCTTCCGGCAGGTTCACTTTCTTTGGAAGATGAACAGTGCCTTTTGCAGTATAGCAAGGACGTAGATACTGTGGTAGATGTTGGTACATTTAAGGGTCGTTCTGCCGCTATTGTTTCTCTTAATGCAAATAACGTGATTAGCTTTGACGTGTGGAATGCTAAGACTGAAGAAGTAGCTAGGAAAAATTTAGAGTCGTTTACTAATGTTAAGGTTATTACTGGGAATGGTTGTAAGCATTATGCTGTAGAAGGTAAGTTAGGGCTTTTATTTATTGATGTACAGCACGATTATAAACCTACAATAGGAGTATTTAATTCATGGTTCGATAGATTAGAAGTGGGGGCGCACATCATTTTCCACGATTTTTCAAGTCTGTATCCAGGCGTTATTAGAGCTTTTAATGAAGTTAGGGCTAAGAAAGATGTTGAATTTATTGTACATACTGGTTGGTGTGGTGTATTTAGGAAGACAGTATGATTGAAATAATAGAACTCCATTTAAGTAATCTTTGTACTGCTAATTGTTGTGTGTGTTCAAAAGCACATGGTGGAAACAATTTACATTTTGCTAAGCCTGAGGTATTGAGGGCCGTAGTTGATCAGGTATCGGAATTCAAAAATTCTCCAGTTATTCAGTTTGGTGGAGATGGTGATGCTTTCTTATACCCGTACTTCTTCAGTACACTAAAGATGTTTAGAGATGAATTGCCTAATTGTCATCGTTGTCTTTATACTAATGGTTTTATGTTGTCGAAAGAGAATGTAGACAGGATCGTTGATGAGGGGTTACTTAATCAAATAGAAATGCGCATAGATTCTTTAATTCCTGAGGTTTATGAACGGTCAACCGGAATGCCACTAAAAGTTGTGATGGACAACATCGAATATTTAGCTTCTAAAAATAAAGACATATCAACATGCGTATTGCATTTACCATTGTTTAAATATAGAGACACTTGTTTGAAAGTGTTAGGCAAAGAGCCTACCTATTTTGATAGACTTACTGATGTAAAACTTACAGATGAATGGTTTGATATTCAAGTATGGGCTAATAAACTTGGAATTAGGAGTCGTATTACTGGTATTTCATTGTGGGCCGAGCGAACAGATTGTGAATTTTCTGATTA